GAAGAGAAATGATCGTAGCAGCAACATGTCTCGCAATGGCCGTTTACCACGAAGCTCGTGGCGAAGAGCCAGACGCACAACTCGCCGTGGCGGAGGTCATCATCAACCGTGCAGCGCACCCTGACTTTCCCGATACAGTCTGCGGCGTGGTCACTGAGCACCGTAGCCCAGTCAGCCGCCCTTGGGCTTGCCAGTTCAGCTTCTACTGTGACGGCAAGAGCGACACGCCCCACAACGCAGAGGCATGGCAGACAGCCCAGCAGATCGCCGCACAGGCGCTCTCAGGCGATACTCTGGGTCACAGGGCCACCCACTACCACACCAAGGCAGTCAAGCCCGTGTGGCGGCGCTCACTGACGCCTGTCGGGGCTATCGGTGAGCATATCTTTTACACAGACGGCAAGTGCCTGCTGGCGCTCGGCTGCTCGCTGCGCCCAGTGGCGCGACCAGAGGGAGAAACAGAATGACCGAGGACCGATACACACACACCTTGCTGATCGCTAACAGCGGTGGTCCGTTGGGTTGGCACGCAAGGAACTATATCGAACACGCACCGTTTGGTTTGACGATCAAGGTCGTGCCGCTGTCTGATACGGTGGTATCAGGCACGCAGAGCCGCATTGCTTTTAAAGAGGGAGAAACAGAATGAAACATGAATACAAAGTAGGCGACAAGGTGCGGATGCTTGAGGACTACAGCGACCTTGTTGAGGGGGAGGTATACCGAGTCGAAATTGTGGGCAGGGGTGACGAAAACCTTCCTATTCAGGTAGGTGAGCACGGTGACTGGCCTATGGTGGGCACATACGAGCTTGTCACAGAAGAAGACAACAAAGACCTGCTTGAGAACCGCATCACCTATGACAAAGACACAGGGCTAAACCCCGTGATTGAAGTGGAGGGAGAGCAAGATGACAACACATGAGATCAAAGACTGCATCGCAAGGTGGCGCGCTGAACGAGATAGTATTGAGCGAAAATTCAGCGGAGTGCGCCCATCATATGTGAGCACCGACCTAGCCATTCTGGAAGAGCGCATAGAACGGTACAAGCGGATGCTTGAGGAGGCGCAATAATGCAAGGCGAAAAAATGGCTTTGAAAGGCGCGGCCAATAAGTTTTTGATCTGGCGGGTTGGCAAGTCAGTCAACTGGGAATGCACCGCGCAAGAAGTATCCGATGAGACAGGCTTATCCTCGGGTACAGTTGCAAGGGTTTGCCGAGAAAACGGCTGGAAACTTTTGAGTAGTCGCAGACATACGCCAGCAGATGTCGTGACACAAATTAGCACCAAACGGAAATGGTAAGACAATGAGCAGCGAAGATACAACAGAAGCACTGCGCAAAGCCGCCAAGATCGGCCTAACAGCAGCACAAGCCGCCGAGATGATCGGCATCACAGCAAACACAGCGCGGCGCAAGGCCAAGAAGGCTGGCTTCAGCTTCCCCAATGCTCACCGCCTATACAATGAGGCTGTCCGCGATGATCAAATCCTCGCTAAAAAGAAGCTGGACGCTGAGAAGGCCAGAAAGAACTACAGGAAGCGCATTGAGGACATCAAGAAAAAGGCCGCTGAGATTGAATGCCCAAGGGAGCGTCGAGAGATGATCTACGGCGCAGCGCTCTTGGCGTTCGAGAAGAAGCAGGCAGATGACGGCAAGCGCGACAAGCTGCCATGCGATGCACCCTCACCAGAAGCTCGTGCGAAGCGCAAGCGATACGCTGGCTATAACTGGCAGCCGCTGGAGATTGATGGGGTCAGGTTCCCATCCAGAGGTAGCGCAGCAGAGGCGCTTGGCGTAAGCCGTGGTGAGCTTTCAGCGATGATCTCAGATCGCGCCACGCCACACAGGCGGCAGAAGTTGGCCTACCTGCTCAACGAGTATCGGAAAGGCTAGACAACTCACTTAAGGCCCAGCAGCCACACTATATCCGCCTCCTGCTGGGCCTCAGTGAACTCTCTAAGCGTGATGAGCTTATGCTTGACGCTAGACGATGGCAGAAGCCTGACTATAGGTGCGCCAACCATTGAGACAAAGGCAAAGATGTCAGTATTACTTCCGCCCCGATGAAATGCGTGAGCGCCGTAACGGGTGAGGCAGGTGCTAGTCTTTACCTCAACACGCAAGACGCGACCACTCCTGAGCGTAACGTGCAGGTCACAAGCTCCGTCAACTCGTGACGCCTCCAAGCCAGCCTTCTCAATCAAGTAGGCCACATAGTGTTCGCCTGCGCGGCCCGTTCTGATGGCGCTCTTGGATGGCATAACTTATGATGCGCAGCCGCAACCTAACGTCACTTGCACAGCCTCTCGTTGGTCTCGTTGTGGACAACGATGCCGACCAGCAAGTTCCTGTCGTGCTTGAGCAGCCACTCTGGCGTAGCCTCGCTGTCAAAGTATAGCGGCGAAGCTATGTCGCAGTAGGTGTCACCCGTTATCCTTGCGCACCCACTTATTAGCACGCCGCAGCAGGCCGTGATCATCAAGAACTTGTACGTCATCTTGTACACCTTTTGCTTTGAGTATCTTCTCTAGGCGATCATCCTTGATCTCATACTCAAGTTCAGTCTGGCCATCGGAACGCCCTCGATAGTAGACAGTCACGATTGCCACTAATGCCGCGCCAATCAGAGCCGCATACATCTTCAGTTTGCCGAGCAGAAACATTAGCGGTCGCCCTTGTTCCACTTGTTGAGACGTTCAAGGTCAATCACGCCCAGCGCCACCATCGCTATTACTGCCAAGACACCCATGATTGCGAGGTTTTGCCACGGCAGCCCACCGACAACACCAACAAGGGGTGTGGCGACAGATGCCATTTTCGCAACAGAAGAAGCTTGGATTGTCTTGCTCTGCGCAATCTTCTTGCGCTCTGGCCGCTTGGCCGTCTCTACGCCTTTCAACCACGGCTGCACCTGAAAGCACGGACACATTTTTGCCGATACTGCGTTATGGCCGCGAATGCTTTTGATTGATGGGTATTCCATTTGCAGTTGCGCCAGAAGTTTGCGCAGCGCTCGGTCCTGCTCTGGCGTGAAGTGCTCTTCAAAACTGTCATCCTGATCTCCACCATGACCGCCAAAAAGTGAAATGCCAACGCTGTGTGCATTGTGACCTTTGACATGAGCGCCTGCCTTCTCAATGGGGCGTCCCTCGACAACTGTGCCGTCACGGTCGATGAGGTAGTGATAGCCGATGTCGGTCCACCCTCGATCTCGTGTATGCCAGCGGCGTACCTCGTCAACCTTTTCAGAGGGGCGACGATCCGCCCACCACTCTGGCCTTGTCGCCGTGCAATGAACAAATATCTCGTTAATCATTCTCATGACCATTTCCCTTGCTTTTTGCCGATAAAATAAATCGCAACGCCGATGACACCAATGCCAGATACCACCACCAGAATGCCAAACACCCACTCCAGTATAGTCTGCTGAATCTCCGCCTTGCGATACATCGTTTTCTGACGGTCCTTACGAACCTGCGCCTCGATTGCCAGTAGCTCGTTCCAAGCCGATTGACCAAACGAGAACTGAATGTATTGTTTAATTTCGGCACGCAACGCCTCCGCCTGTTTCTTCTTGGCGAATATGTCCATGGCGCTGGGGCCATCGCCGCCAAATAGGACCGCATACCAAGGCTGCTTTTCGCTGCGCTTGTGCGCAAAGTCCAGATCGCTCACAGCGCCCGCAAACTTGGCCAGATCAGACGATATGCCGCCAATATCCTTGCCGAGCTGGATGCCCTTCTTGATCGCAGCAACCGCAGCCTGAGCGGTGGCGAATGCTGTAATCGGGTCTATCATGATCTCATCAGGTAAAAGATAAAGCCAACACCTGCCGTAGACACAATCCAGAAAAGCCGCTCCGCAAAACGCAAAGCCTGACCGTTGCTACCGACCTTGCTCTCAACCAACGTAAGCCGACGACCTTGATGTGATTGCTCGACATCCAGAGTGTCCATGCGCTTAAATAGCGTTATCATACGCTCTTCCATGCGGGCCAAAGCAACAATGGCTTTGCCAACTTCGTCCAGCTTTGTTTCTATGCGGGCTAAGCGCTGGTCGTCTGACATTAGCCAAGCTCCTGCTCTATTGTTACCTCGATCCCACCTACGTTGGGGAACGTCTCAACCTTGCCGTCTGAGTATGTTACCTCAAATTCAGCCCTGTATTCCCCAGACACAGCCGTGTCTCCAGACGCCCAAGAATACTCGACCACACCCTCTCCAGCGTCAAATATTTCAGCACTTCCCTGTATCAGGGCGCCAGAGCCGATAGCCCTGCGCATCCTGAACGCGATTGATGAATTACTCAGGTTCAAGGCGACACCATCGGCCCCCTTGAGAGTGGCCCTTATCGTCGGGCTTGTGTCGTTCTGCTTGATGTAAAAATTAAGGGCCATTATTCCACCGTGTTTCTGCCGTCATTTGATAATAGCATAGAGTTGATACTGTCCGCTATGCTTACGAAGTTTGCGCTGTCACCCATCCCAGAGTTTCTGCTGAAAACCATCTCAGCGTCTTCAATGTCAGGCTGACCAGCCACAACACTCACTGCACCAAAGGTCTCATCTTCTGACATGGTTGCCGTCGAGACACTGACCTGACCAGTCATAACATCAGCAGGGGTCAGGCTGTAGAAGGCCACAACAGTCGCGCTAGAGATGTCAGGCGAACCAGTCAGTATGTCAGAGATGGCAAACTGGTTGCTCTGAGTGATCCCTGAGCTTTCAACGACTGGCGAGCCAGTAGCTAACGCTAGGGCGGAGACACTGTGATCTTGCGTTGTGGAAATTGTTGCAACACTTGGCTCAGAGGCAATCACGCTTAGAGGAGATGCAACATGATCCTGCGATATTTGAATGGTATCAACAGCAACCTGACCTGAATCGACATCTTCTGGCGCAAGTATTTGAACCGATACTAGGGCTACAACATCGGCACGAGGGTTGCCCGTAATACAGTCACGGCCACCAAGATCGTGCTCTTCGTCCAAGTCCGCGACTTCAACAGATGCAGGTGCAGTGTAGACGTTGCTGGTGAGGAATGTTTCGTCCTCAGCCATCGTCGTGTCTGGGACCACAGGCGCGCCAGTCACCACAGCTACAGTAAGAAGCAGCCTGCCCTCATTGTAGGTGGCAGTTGCCACGCTTGGTGCGCTTGTAACAACATCAGAGGTGGCTAGATCGTGCTCCTCATCCAAGTCAACCTCAGGGACAAGGGACGGGCCTGTTGTTATGTCGGCAACAAAGAACTCATTGCCGTATACTGATGAGCCAACAGAGGGACTGCCTGTTGTTATGTCAGCAGTGCCAAGGTTGTTCCCGTATACTGGTGAGCCAACTACAGGGGCAGAAGTAGCAACACTACTTGCCGCTATGCGGTTTTGATACTCAACGCTATCCACGGAAGCTGGTTGCGTGACAACATCAACAGCAAACAGGAAGTTGCCCTCAAATATGTCAGCAGTCTCTACAGTTGGAGCCTGAGTAAATATGCTGGCCGTTGTGAAGGTCTCATACTCAGCCATATTGGCTGTTGGGACATCGGTGGCAAGAGTTGACAGGTCAGGCGCAAGCGTAGCGTGAACCTGAGATATGGAGCTATCTTCAACATCTACAGAGCCTGTAGTGATGTCGCTTGTGCTCAGAACGCTGTTTTCAGTGAAGTCAGAAGCTTCAACAGTTGGCGCAGATGCAGTGACAGGCAAGCCAGACAGTTGGTTTCCGTAGACAGGGGAGCCAACTACAGGGGCTTCAGTGCTTACATCAGCAACTGAGAGTATGCTGTCCTCAGTGAAGTCAGCCGTGCCAACAACGACAGAGCCTGTGCTGAAGTCACCATCAACAAACAGGTCGTGCTCTGTTATCATCTGCACGTCAGCGACGACAGGAGCGCCAGTGAGCGGTGCAGCTACAATTTCCGTTACAGGAGATGGCTCGTCAACAAATCCGTTATTAAAGACAGAAATCTTTATTGTGTCATTGATGTAAGCAGTGTTGACGCTAAAGCCAGAATTTTCACGCAACACATAGACGATAGCTCTGCCATCAAGCAACTCAATAAGCGACTTGGAGCTTAAATAGTCGGCCCTTACAGGGTAAACAATAGCAGGTTGCGTA